TTAGAATGGTAGTGTCAAGAATTGAAAAGAGAGGTCTCAGAATTTGGTAGATGGTTACCTGAAATCAGGGTGTCGTAAAGGCATTGAGGGTTCGAGTCCCTCCCTCTATTTCGTTCATTGACGTCTCCTTTATACTTTATTATATTTTTCCGAGGCTTCGGTCTCGTTTTGGCGGTGACAGGCAAGTGGTTTCTCTCCTATGTTTCCCTTGGTTCGATTCCGGGCATCGCCGTTAAAGACTACAAAAAAGGAAAACTTTCAAAATGATTACTAATTAACACGCAAGGTAGTAGTCGCTTTGCATTTTTAGGGCTTAGCCTAGATAATCTGTGGTAACTCAGGAAAAGGATGTTTTTAAATCTATCAAACATCCTGCCAGTAATGGTCAATCTAAGCAATTTAATCTTAACTATTTCAGTTTTGGAATAGGTAGGCGAAGTTAAAGCAGAGAGATTCCAACGGCAAGGTGCTGAGGAAATGCAAACGTGGCAGTTTGGCTGTGAAACGAGTCTATAAGAGGAAAGAGGTATTTGGTTCGAGGTGCAACAAGAGCTTAATACCATATCTTACAAAAATTGGGCGCCTCCCAAAAGTATGTAAGGTGAGTTGATTGTCCGCAAAACAATCGATAACAAGCAGGCGCTGTGCATTTTGTTCTTCAAAAGAGAATGAAACACATGGCGATGCGTGTCTGTGATAGATGAAAGATGATTTTTATATTTTAAAAGCTATTCAAGATAGAAAAAACTCAAAAAAAGCAAAAGTCATCGCCCGTCACAAACGAAAGTGTACTTCGGCAATTAGATTGCCTACTCAAGTCTCGCAAGGATGAGAGTAAAGTCAAAGAGTAAAGCAGCTTAGACTTTTAGCGGGGTCTTCGTCAATTGAAAAATGGCTTAGTAGTTTGTGATGTAAGGAGTGATTGGTCTAACCAATCGTGCATGAGTGATACAAGTAGGAATATTTGTGGACAAGGTAATAAACTATAAGTTATCAAAAGTCACTCGCTTAAAGCAGTAGTCTCATGCTGGTTAATGGATATATGGCAGATGGATTAAGTCCTGCTTAGGGAATTGAGACATCACAGGTTCGAGTCCTGTCGTTCCAATTGCGATTTTAATTCGCAGTGAGAGGTCTTGAAAAGGTCGCACATCGTGTGGCTTTTTTTGATTATTTGAAAGGTGGTGATGGAAAATTGAATGAAAGACAAAGACACTTCGCTGATGAGTACATCATCAGTAGAAACGCAACACAATCTGCGATAAAAGCAGGGTATTCTGATAAAACAGCGAGGTCTATAGGACAAAGATTGTTGACAAAAGTTGACATTTCTGAATACATTAAAAAACGTACAGAAGAACTTTTTGACGAACGTTCGATGTCAATCGCAGAAGCCTTGGCAATCTCTGCTAGTATTGCTAGAGGGGAAACTCAACAAGGCTATTCTAAAAAAACTGTAAAGACTGCTGAAGGTGTGGAGGTATCAGAAACGACTTATGAATTTACTCCGACAATTGAAGAAAGACAACGTTCTCTGGACCACATATTCAGAGTAAATGGAGCATATTTAGAGAGAAAAGAAATCGAGATGTCTTCAGCTGTTCAATTCGTTGATGATATAGGAGTTGACGATGAAGCGTAGAATGAGTGAATTTATCCCAAAGGCTTTTTATCCTATGTGGCGTGCAGCATTTGACCCAAAAATCTTGCATGTGGTTGAAAAAGGTGGGCGTGGTTCTGGTAAGTCAAGCGACCTAGGACATACTATCATTCAACTAATTATGCGCTATCCAGTCAACGCGGTGTGTATTCGTAAGACGGATAATACCTTAGAACAATCGGTCTATGAACAATTGAAATGGGCGATTAGTGAGCAAGGGGTTAGTCATTTATTTAAGATTAATAAGTCCCCTTTGAAAATAACCTATATCCTAAGAGGAAATTATATTATCTTCCGTGGTGCACAAGATCCAGAGCGTATTAAATCCTTGAAAGACAGTCGCTTTCCGTTTGCAATTGGCTGGATTGAAGAGCTTGCTGAGTTTAAAACTGAAGATGAAGTAAAGACAATCACCAACTCCCTTTTACGTGGAGAATTGGCTGATGGTCTTTTTTATAAGTTCTTTTACTCTTACAATCCACCGAAAAGAAAACAATCTTGGGTGAATAAGAAATATGAAAGCGTCATACAGCCTCCTAATACCCACGTACACCATTCAACTTACTTGGATAACCCATATATATCCCAAGCCTTCATAGAAGAAGCAGAGGCTACGAGAAAGCGTTCTGAGAAGCGTTATCGTTGGGAGTATTTGGGCGAGGCTATCGGTTCGGGTGTAGCACCTTTTGAAAATCTGGTATTCCGCAAGATTACAGATGAGGAGATAGCAAGGTTTGATAACATTCGGCAAGGCAACGACTTTGGTTACGCCAACGACCCTCTGGCTTTTGTGAGATGGCATTACGACAAGAAGAAACGTGTTATCTACGCTATCGATGAGATTTACGGCGTAAAGATTAGCAACCGTGAATTGGCTGAAAGAATCCGTGAGAAAGGCTATCAATCTCAGATGATAACTTGTGATAGCGCAGAGCCTAAGTCGATTGATGAATTAAAACTGCAGCTGAATATTCCACTTGTCCAAGGTGCTAAGAAAGGTCCTGATAGTCGTGAGTATGGAGAACGCTGGTTGGATGATTTGGATGCGATTGTGATAGATCCAGAACGTACACCGAACATTGCAAGAGAGTTCGAAAGCGCCGACTATGCAGTTGACCGTGATGGAAACCCCAAGCCTAAACTAGAAGAAATAAATGACCACACAATCGACGCAACTAGATATGCGTTTGAAGACGATATGAGACAGCCAGGAATATCATTCTGGTAGGAGAAGGAGAAATGTTGAGTAATTGGTTTAAATGGTTAATCAGGCGGTTGTTGATTAAGAATACGACCCAAAATGAAATACTAGAGATTGAGATAAAGGAACATCAGGCATCTGAGAAAGTAAGCATGATGAAAGAGGCTTACGACTACTATCGAAATCGCACCGCTATTCGAAATAAAAAAGTAGATGTAGACTGGCGGACGAACTCAAGGATCGAATTGGGTTTGTTTAAGAAGTTGGTAGACCAGAAGGTCGGTTATTTGTTTTCTAAACAACCGACAATCTCGCTTGAGGGAGAAAAATCCCAAGCCTTTATCGATAGCGTGTTTGATGAGGACCTTTTATCTACCATCAAGTCACTCGGTAAAGAGGCGGTGATGAAAGGGATAGCCTATGGCTTGCCTTATTACGACGAGAACGGCCGTCTACGCTTGTTTAAAATCCCAAGTGAACAGATTATCCCTTTTTGGAAAGATGAGCGTCATTTGGAATTATCGGCCTTTGTACGTGTCTACAAACAAGCAGTTTATGAAAGCGGAGTGAAGAAGACTAAAACCTTTGTAGAATACTACGATGAACAAGGAATTACAGATTATATCTGGACAGGTTCACACCTTGAACTCAATCCGCTATCCAAGGAGACCAAGGGGAATTTTTATTATGTCAACGCAGACGGTACACGGATTCCTTATACTTGGGAGAAAGTGCCTCTGATTCCATTCCGTTACAACGAGTATGAGGACGGTCTTTTAGTCCAAACCAAGTCTTTGATTGATAATATTCAACTTCAAATGTCTACTAATGCTGATATGCTGGCAGATATGCCGAAGTTGATTTATGTTTTGAAAAACTATCAGGGCGCAGACTTGGGCGAGTTCATGAATAACCTGAACAAGTTCCGCTCTATCAAAGTTTCTAGTGATGGTGGTGTAGATACCCTGCAAGCAGACAATGATACTAGCGGAGTTGAAGCAGATATCGAACGCTCTCGTAAGTTCTTGTATGAGGCTGCACGAGCCATTGATACGCAAGATGATAATTTAGGAAATGCAAGTGGTCAGGCTCTTAAATGGCGCTATACAGACCTTGATTTGGACTGTAACGAGCTAGAAAATGAGTTCCAAAAAGGTATCAAGCAATTCCTTTGGTTCGTAGAACAGTATGCAGCTAACAAAGGAGTAGCATTTGACGCATCTAAATTTACTTATGTCTTTAACCGTGACATCATTTCAAACGAGTCTGAAGCTATTCAAGATTGTGTGAACTCAATCGGTATCTTAGACGACCTAAGTATTCGTGAACAACATCCGTGGTATCAACCAGAGGTTGAGAAACGATTGAAAAAACAACAGGAACAAGGACAAGATCCATACTCTCAGACCAATTTCAAAAAGGTAGAGGATGACGATGACGACCAAGGACAAGAAAAAGATAGATGAGTACTGGACTGAACGTGCTTTACAACAGGAACACAACGCTCAGATAGTAGCGGATAGGTACATGGCCCAGATTGGCCAATCTTTAGCAGACTATAAACATCAGCTGATTTCTGAGATTGAGAAGTTCTATGCGAGGTATGCAGTTGATAACAAGATGACTCATGCAGAGGCTAAGCAATATCTGACGGATAAAGAGCGTAGAGAATTTAAGCATGTAACCCTTGAAAGGTTCCGTGAGATGGCCTTGAATCCTGACACACCGACTCCTTTGTTGGATGCCTTGAGCTACCGCCATCGTATCAGTCGCAAGGAGGCTTTGCTGGCCGAAATTGAGCGTCTGACGGCTGAGCTATACGGAAAGCCAGACGGCATACATGACAAGGTTACAGAGGCTCTGAGCGACATCTACATCAAAGGTAAAATCCATCAAGCTAAGAACTTGGCACACTTCGGAATCATAGAGAAACCAATATTGGGTGTAGATGCGGTTAAGCATAAGATGGGGAGTAACTGGAGCGGTAGAACGTTCTCAACGAATGTGTGGGGGCATGATGCAGCTGTTTATAAATCTATCAGTGATACAATCAATAAAGGCCTAACAGGTGGCTGGTCTATTGATAGAATGGCTAGGGCTCTTTCTGAGCGTACAGGAGTCGCCTATCATCGAGCAGATACGCTTGTCAGAACTGAGACGACCTTTTACAATAACCTCGCGACGCTAGATACTATTAAGGAATTAGGTGGCGACCACTACGAAATTGTAGCGGTATTAGACAGTCGTACAAGTGAGATTTGCCAGTCAGAAAATCATAAGGTTTATCCTGTCAAGGAATATGAACCAGGGCGAACCGCACCGCCTTTTCATGTTCGTTGCCGTTCTACCATCAGGCCTGCAGTTAAGTCTGATAAGCCTAGTCCTTACTTCAATATCTTGCAAAACGACGGCTCAGTAAAACTAGCCACTGAGCAACGTTCTCTGGACGAAATCTTTGCAGGATGGGAGCGTGAAGGGGAAGCTGTTCTTAGGGGTGTTAAAAAATCCAAAACTGTGTCTACCCCATCTGCTTCTTATCAAGAATTTAAAAAAGACATGACCTTTGTTTATGCTGTGTCCCGTGATAAAGACGATATATCTAAACAAGAGTTGACAAAGATGTTAAAACCTCACTATTCTCTAGGTAATTTATTTAATCATGATTTGTTTGGTGATTACAGTAATAGAGAGGTAATTATTCCTAACCACATGATAGCTTACGCACTAACTAAACATAGAGATCAAATTCATTTACAAGAGTTTTTCAAGATAAAAGAGGTAATCGAAAGACCTGATTTTGTTTCTGAGGATATATTAGGAATGAATAACGCATTCTTACTAAATAAGAAGGTTGACGAAAATAGATTTATTGAAGCAGGTATTGAAGATAAAAATGGTCAATTCATTTTTCATTTTATGGTTAGAAACAAAAATAAAAATAATAAACGATTAAAAAAGATTATGAAAAAATCGAAAAAATATGACATTATTGATCAAAAGGTGTATAATATAGATAAAGAATAGAAGTAGAGAAATATCGGGAACTACGCACCCTTTGGGTATCTGAAAAGCGGGGAATTCCCGTCCCGCCTATTCCAGCACCTAGAGAAATCTAAGTGCTTTTTTTGTACTCAGAAAGGATAAAAAATGGATACAGCAAGAATTGGGATAACTAACGTAGGATTTTCAGGATCAAGCGAAAATGACTCAGCGATAGTGAAATTAGAGTTAAATATTTATGGGACGGATACGTTCAGTGTGATTGAGTTACTACCTAGATTATTAACCGACATTCATTCATTATCGTATAAAGTTGATTGATTGTGACATTAAAAGGAGTAAAACATGTTTATTTGGGATTTAGTATCAATTTTATTAGGTTGGATTATATTTTTTGCGTTAATTTTGTTCGCAATAATTAAATTATTTGAAGTGATTTCAACAGTCATTTCAACTCTAAAAGTCGGAATTGAATACAGAAAGAAACTAAAACAATTGAAAAATAAATAACCTAACCGCGTCGAAATCGAGGCGGTTTTCTTATGCTCTAACCGTATGGAATTACGTACGGTTTTCTTTCGCCCTGAGCATGGCGTTAAAAGGCTTTTTTACTTTACCAAAATGTCGTGGTCGTTGCCACGTTAAAACAAACGTACAGGAGGAAAAGAAATGAATCGTAAATTTTTGGAACAGTTAGGATTGACTGAAGAACAAGTTGAAGCAGTTATGTCTGAACACGGGAAATCAACACAGGACTTACAAGCGAAGGTGTCTGCTGCAGAAGACAACGCCAAGGGCTTGCAAGAGCAGTTGAAAGAGCGTGATAAGGACATGAAACAGCTCAAACAAGACGCTGAGGGCAATGCTGACCTACAACAAAAATACTCAGACTTGGACAGTAAGTACAAGACACAACAGAAGGAACATGAACAGCAACTCAAGACAATGCAGTTAGATCATGCTATTGAAATGCACTTGAGTGGTAAGGTTCATGACGCTGGAATCGTGTCTAGTTTACTAGATAAGTCTAAATTGGGATTAGGTGACAACGGAGCGGTGACTGGATTAGATGAACAGTTAACAGCTTTGAAGGAATCTAAAGGCTTTTTATTTGCTCCAGAAAAGGCTGTAGAACCACACATCGCTGGTGCTAAGCCACAAGGAACAACACAAGAAGAAACAGTTGCTAACGACCTGACAACGCAGATGATTAATGCATTTACGTCAGATCTATAATCAAAAAATAGAAAAGAGGAACAGATATGCCAGCAACATTGAACTATGCACAGGCTTACCAACAAGGTTTGCAAAAACGCTACAGTGAAAACGGATTGTTATTCACTCAAAAGCTATGGAACTCTCCATCCAACACACTTTTGAAGTTCACAGGCGCTAAAGAAGTAAAAGTACCACGTCTTTTGATTAAAGAAGGACGTAAAGACCGTACACGTCGCACGATTACGAATATTGACGCTAACTATGAAAACCAATGGGAAACATACACATTGACTAACGAGCGTTACTGGTCAACATTAGTAGACCCATCAGATGTTGATGAAACTAACTATGTTACTTCCATTGCTAACATTACCAAGACATTCAACGATACTGAAAAAGTTCCAGAAATGGATAAATTCATGGTATCTAAATTGTTCTCTCGTAAGAAAGAACTTGATACAGAAAGTAAACAAATTAAGTCATTGAACTTGACTGAGGAAAACTTCCTCTCAACCTTCGATGAGTTGATGGAACAAATGGACGAAGCTGGAGTACCAGCAGAAGGTCGTGTTATTTTCTGTACCCCAGCAGTTAAACGTATGATCAAGAACATCAAGCAATTTGGCCGTACAGTCAATATCCACGGCCAAGGTACAGTGATTGACCGTTCTATTGGTCGTTTGGACGATGTGACGATTGAACCATCTATTCCATCTGATCGCATGAAGACCGTGTATAACTTCACAAATGGCGCTAAGGTTGACCCAACTGCTAAACAAATCCATTTCTTATTGATTCATATTCCATGTATGGCAGCACCGCAAAAATATGAATTTGTAGGACTTGACGCACCAAGTGCTTCTTCAAGCGGTAACTACTTGTACTACGAACAATCTTACGATGATGTATTGCTATTCAAGACTAAGCATGAAGGCCTAGCATTTGTTGTCGCACCTTAAAGAAGGAGGATAGAAAATGTTAACAGTAAAAAAGGACAACCGTGTCCTCAACATTGACGAGTTGGAAAAAGTAACCTTCCTGGAAAATGGTTACGATGTTGTAGAAATTAAGGACGGTGAGTATGTAGTGGTAGAAGCAGCTACAGGCGGACGGACTTACACTATTCAAGAGTACAGAGCAGTAGTTGCTGAACGTGACCAAGCTCTTGCTGAACGTGATAAGGCTCTAGCAGAGCTTGACAAATTAGCTAAGAAATCCGCTAAGGACGATAAGTAGAAAGAGAGGTTCTGCTGATGGAGAAGAGAACATCGGAAGAAATTCAAAAGCATAACGAAGATGCTAGACAGGTCTTGATTGACTTGTATGAACAACGTTATACATGCTATCTAGAAGAGTTAGTGGTCGATGAAGTTATGCAGAACATTCTCAATTACTGCAATCGCGAGGATTTTCCTTTAGAGTTGCGATTTGTGGCCATTCAGATGGTTTATGTTGTTTGTAATCCTGACCAAGCTGTACAAGGCAAGAATATTTCCGTCGGAGATACTCGTGTTGAATTGGCTAAGTCAGATCTTGCCAGACGTGCTGAAAGTGCCTTGCTGGACTTTACTAGCCAGTTACAGCGGTTCAGAAAGTTGAGGTGGTAGGATGAATATCAATGAAGTTCTATCTCAGGCAACACCAAGTATTGAATGGACCTATGATAAAAAGATGGATGTGTTTGCTTCTGTCGAGAGTACGAAACCAAACGGAGCTGACTTTGTAGAGTTCAAAGAAATCTACGAGAAGGTTCCCTGTCGTATCTCTGTTCGTAACTTAGTGAATACTGAGCAGAACGAAGCGCACCAACTCAAGACAGAACACAAGATTTTCTGTTCGCCTAAATTTGCTATCAAAGCTGGTAGTAAATTGGTCGTGGATGGTGTTCAGTACCTGACCAGTGAAGACCCGATGGTCTATGTCGCACATCAAGAAATTGTGGTAAGACGACATGAGTGGCTATGATGATAGTGATGTTCAAGAGTTCTTGAAACGACTTGAACGAGCTCAGGCAATTATTGATTCTGAGTTTATGCAGGCTGCTAAAGATATCGGCCTAGCCTTTTTGAGAGAGGTTAAGGAGAGAACACCAAAGGGCCTAACTGGTAAGCTCAATCAATCGTGGAAGATGGAAGTAAGCAAAAATGGGAATGTGTACGAGGTTATCGCATTTAACCCTATGGAGTATGCTTCTTTCGTCGAAAGTGGACACCGTCAACAAGTAGGGCGTTATGTCCCCGCAATAGGCAAACGCTTGGTCAATCCTTGGGTAGAAGGACGCTTCATGATGAGACTGACAGAAGAACAGATTAAACAGAAAATCCCACAAATCACGCAACAAATCGAAGAGAGGCTAAAGGAGGAGCTAGGTGGATTATAGTATTAGACCACTCGTCATCAAGCAACTCAAAGATGTGTTTGGGTGCAAGGTGTATGATGAACAAATCCAGCAAGGATTGAAAACACCTTGTTTTATTGTAGATGTGAAACCTGTGACTCGGAAGCGGTTGGCAAACCAAAACGATAAGCAGGTTTTTATTGTCTTGCTGCATTACTACACCGAAAAAACAACAGACTTATACCAAAAGTTTGAAGAGATTGAAACGGTGTTTAATTCGCCTTCCTTTCGTTATTTAGGGGATAAGCACCCTATCAATGATTTGAAGGTGGAATACAATGCGAATGACTTGATATGCACATTTACAATTACTCGATACGTACGATGGGTTGAAGAAGAACCGACAATGCAAATATTAGAAAGGATAGGTAAAACTTCTCATGGAAATGAATGAAGAAGTAGGTTATGTAACCGAACCAGTGGTACCAACCACTGAAGATAAATTTGGTAAAGAGGCATTACTCAAGTATTTTGAAGATGATGCAACTTTGTTAAACATTTTGCTGGAAGATGATCAGTCATACTCACTAGCAGAAGTAAGACGCATTTTAGAAGACTGGAGAAAGGGTGTGGCTAACTAATGGCACAATGGACAGTACAAAATAAACGAGTTCCAAAGGCCTACATCAATTTCGAATCAAGAGATGATGTGATTACTCCTTTGGAAGACAATACGATTGCAGCAGTTATGATTGCTGGATCTTGGGGAGAGCCTGGTGCCTTCACACTTGTTGACGGCACAAGTAATTTCCGTCGCCTATTTGGTAAACCGATTGACGAACTTCTTCCGATTCGTGAAGCCTTGAAAGGGACTGGTAAGGTCCTTGTCTATAATGGTGTGAATAACACTGGGGTGCAGGCAACGAAAACAGAAAGCGATATGGTCGTTACAGCTAAATACAAAGGATTGGCTGGTAACCATATTCATGTTATCTTCAAGAAACAAGTTGAGACTGGCTTTGAAGTGACGACAGTTTTCTTTGGAAAAGAAGTTGACAAACAAATCATCACAGCCTTGCCATTTAAGAACGACTACGTGAACGTAACGGGTACTCTAACGACAGAAGATAAAACAATCTTGCTTGAGGGTGGTACCGATGGAACTACAACCAATTCAGAGGTTGAAGATTTCCTAAATAAACTCGATACTCAAGACTTCCGTGTCTTGGCTCTGGGTACTGACGAAAGCGCAACAAAAGCACTTGTGACGGCTCATATCAAGAAATGGCGTGACGCTGGTCGTTCAGTCATTGCAGTCCTGAATGATTATACTGATGCTGACAATGAAGGTGTTGTATCAGTCGGTAACGGGGTTACATTAAGCGACGGTACGAAACTAAGCGCTAAGGACTGTGTATACTTCGTTGCTGGTAAGTATGCAGGAGCTGGCTTGCAATCTAATACATTCAAGTCTTACCCAGGCGCTATCGACTGTGAGCGTAAGAATGAAGCGGAGGCTGAAAAGCTCATTAATAAAGGTCAGCTTATCTTTGCTTATCGAAATGAAAAAGTGATTATCTTGTCAGATGTGAACTCATTTACTAGCTATACGGCAGAACACAGTCGTATCTTTGGTAAGAATAAACTTGTCCGCACCATGGATAATATCAATACCAATGTCAAGTATGTCTTTGAGAACTACTTCATCGGTAAAGTACCAAACAACGTGAATGGCCGTGAGTTGTTTAAACAACGAATCATTACAATGGTTCTTGACCCACTTGCTCAGAAGCAAGCCTTGGAGTATAAAGCGAAAGATATTGAGATTTCACAAGGTATCACTAAAGAATCTGTCGTGGTTAACTTGCCAGTTGTCTTGACAGATGCCATGGAAATCTTGTACATGACGGTTATCTGTGATTAAGAAAGGAGAAACTAGCTAATGGCTATTATGAACCAATTAGATGCTTTGTCTGCTAAAGAAGGAACGGTCTTCTTTACAATCAATGACAAGCAGTACGAACTAGCAGAGCTTATCTCGCTAGAAGCAAAGGTTGAATACACAAAAGCTGATGTTACCCCTCTCAACTCTCGTATGAAGGGTGGTAAGATTGTCGGTGCAGAAGGTACAGGTTCGTTGAAGATGTACTACCACCGGCCAGAATTAAAGGCGATGGCTTTAAACTATGTCAAACAAGGTATTTTGCCTCGTATTGATATCAAGTGTACCAACGAAGACCGTACATCTCGTGCAGGTCGCTACACAATTGTCTTGAAAGGGGTTCTGTTCAAAGAATCACTTATCTTCAAACTAGATGGATCAGCGGATGAAGTTATTGACGAAGAAACAGACTTCACATTCCAAGATTTTGATATCTTATCAGAATTCCAAGAAATTACATACTAACACAAGGAGGAAATAGTGGTGAGTGGATTACAAGCGTTTTTGAAACAAAACAAAAAAGGGGAAGAGACTAAGGATGTCTTGCTTCCTTCTTTTGAGGAACCGGTTAAAATTCGAGTGTTGAGCGCTCGTGAAGCGGACTTAATCAACGACCGTTGTTTTGTCAATAAGCCTGGTCGAAATGGACGTCAAGAGCGTGTTTTTGACGGTGTTAAATATAACCGTGAAATCTGTATTGCGTCTATCGTGGTTCCTGACCTTAACGATAAAGAATTGCAAGATTCTTATGGAACAATGGGAGCCTCTGAGTTATTCGGTACTATGTTTAACTGGGGCGAAAGCGCCTTGATTTTGGAAGCTGTGACCGAACTCAGCGGTATCAACCAAACATTCCAAGACAAGGTTGACGAGGCAAAAAACTAATAAAAGAGGACGCGGAGGCACAACTTGCCTACTTCGCCCTCGTAAACTATTACATTCGCCCTAGTGAATTTGTGAATATGGATGTAGAAGAAAAAGCCTTTTTCGCTGCAGTCATGCACGAAGAGGGGCTACAACGTAAAAAAGCAATGAAGAAGTGAGGTGATTCTATTGGCAAATATACAAACAACCATGTCTTTGACCGATAGAGTCACAGGCACTTTAAATAAAATCTATGCGACCATGGAGCGTGTCAGAAACGCAGGTTCTGGCATAGATAAAGCCATGAAGGCTCAAGAATCCGCTATGAAAAAAGCTGGTGATTCTGGTCAATATTTCGTCAATAAAGCCGGGCGAGTTATTGATATCAATGGAAGATTTATAAGTAGTGCAACTTTAGCAGCTGCAGGGCTCAAAAAAGAAGAACTGGCTCTAAGAGATTTAGGGAATGCTTCGAACCATGCTTCTAACAAATTAAGTAAGTTAGGATCTTTGAAAGGTCTATTGAAGACTGCTTTAGCTAGTATTGCAGTCGTTAAAACTGCCAAACAAGCTATAAATATGTCGGACGAGTATGCTAATATGCACGCTCGTTTAGATATGATTCGAGACGGTACGCAGACGACAGAGCAACTGCAAAAGTCTATTTATACATCTGCACAACGTACAGGCTCGGCCTATACAACCATGGCAAACGGTGTCGCTAAGATGAGGATGCAAGCTGGCGATGTTTTCCAAAACAATGGCGAGACAATTGCCTTTTTGGAAACTATGAACAAATCCTTTGTAGTCGGTGGCGCAAGCATTGAAGAACAAAAAAGTGCTATGCTTCAGCTTACTCAGGCTATGGCTAGTGGTAAGCTACAGGGTGATGAGTTGCGTTCTCTAGCTGAAACTTCACCAGCATTAATCCAAGCTATTGCAAACAAGTTAGGCGTAAGCCGTGGCGAGGTTAAAAAACTTGGAGCAGACGGGAAGATTACGGCTGACATTGTCAAAACTGCCATGCTGGAAGCAAGCGATACGATTGACAAACAGTTTCGCAATATGCCTCTAACTTGGGGCAGGGCATGGCAGAACTTCTTGAACTTTGTGACCAAGGCGATTGAGCCAATATCGATTAAGGTTAATCAGATAGTGAACTCGTCCGCCTTCCAACAATTTGCCCAGATTGTAGCCACGGTGCTTCAATATGTCGTTCAAGCGGTTATCTTTGCCATGGATATGATTGGGGCTGTTTGGAATATGTTAGCGCCGATTGCTCAATTTGTAGCTGATAACTGGTCTGTGATTCAACCGATTGTCATTGCTGTGGCATTCGCTATAGGTACTTATATAGTCGCCATGAACGCAGCAAGTATAGCGACTAATCTATTTAGTATCGTTACAAACACTGCGAAAGCTGCAATGGCTGGTTTTAATGCAGTTATGGCAATGAACCCAATCATGTTGATTGTGATGGCAGTCATTATTCTTATCGGCCTCTTCTATGCCTTGGTCGCATGGTTTAACAATCTTACTGGTGCAGCCGTATCAGCTACAGGAATCATCATAGGGGCTATATTTTACCTAGGAATGACCATTTGGAATATACTTCTTAGTATTGCTAATGCAGCTATCTGGGTGATTAATATGATGCTACAAGGCGTCTTTTGGTATGTGAATACCGCAATAGCATTCTGGATGTTCCTCTATCAGGCTATCTTAACTATCTTGATAGGCATTTTAGACTTTATCGACTGGTTTGTTACTGGTGCAGTTAACTTATGGAACGAGATGTCTTTCCAAGTACAAAGCGCTTGGTATGATATCGCTCAAGGCGGACGTGATATGGCTGTCGCTATTGCAGGCTTCGTAGATAATATGGTCAATAGTGTTATCGGTGCAGTCGAGGGTATGATTAACTCTGTCCTTGGTGGATTTAACAAGATGATAGGGTTCTTAAACGGCCTTGGGTTGAACGTCAAAGCAGTTGGTTCAGTCTCACTAACCAGAAGTAACTTCGCTGGAAATATCGCTGGTGCAATTGATAGTATGCAAAAACCAGTTAAGAAGACCTTTGAAGGCCTTCACTTGGCAGACGGTCTCAAACAACACAAAGCTAGTTTAGAAACTCCGCACCTTGATGCTCCACAACTTGGTTATCTTGAACTCGGAGACCGAATGGGAGCCTTTAATAAAGGGTATGAAATCGGTAAAGGTATCGATAAGGCAGTCGGTGGTTTCTTCAAAGGAGCTGGTGATGCCAACGGGGCAGGAAACAATTTCTTGGGCGACCAAGGGAAGACACCTTACGAACTCAGCCCAGCAAGCTCAGCCCCTGGACAAGGAGACGGAGGACAAGGCGGAGGCGGTGGCCACAACCCTACTGGTGGTAAATTAGACAAAGTCGGCAAGATTGAAGATGAAATCAAACTGGACGATGAATACATCAAGTTAATTAAGGACGTTGCGACCATGAAGTGGCAACAGAACTTCATTACCTTGAAACCAGAGATTGTCACCAACATTGACTCCATTAACAACGCTGGCCAGTATGCTAACGTATTGGATGATTTGAATGCAACGATTGTAGACGCTTTGAATAATGGCGCTGACGGCCTTATGGCTTACTAGGAAGGAGGTAGCAGATGTTTATATTTATTGAAGGCATTAAATTGCCAGTGAATCCAGAAGAAATCAAACTGGAGGACAAACAAGGAATTGAGACAGTCGCTATCATCGATACTGGTAACGTTCCGCTTGTCGGAAATCCAGAGCTTCAATCGATTGAGTTTGAATCCTTTATTCCTAGCGGAAGATACGATGGAAACTACCAACGAAATAGCCGTGTTTCTCCAGAATCCTTTGTATCATCTATTCGTAAATTTAAGACAGAAGGCACTCCTATTCAATTAATGATTGGGGGTGCTTTTGGTTCTGCTATTAACGGGAAATTTCTAGTGGAACAGTTCGATGTCTCTACCAAGACAGGATATGAAAATGATCTGATTTATAAGATTAAGTTCTTACAATATCGGTCTCACAAGCCACGAAAAGTCACCATAAAAGACAAGCAAGCGCTTGAGGCTACTAAAAAGAAACCGCAGGCAAAAGCTACTGAAGAACGTAGCCCTACGACTGAGAAACCTGCTCAAAAAAGCCATACGGTTGTGAGCGGTGATACTCTGTGGGGGATTGCTCAGACCTTTTACGGAGATGGCAGCCGATATACTGAAATTTACGAAGCCAATAAAGACAAAATCAAAGACCCTCATTGGATTTATCCTGGACAGGAGTTCGTGATACCATGATGCAATTATTCTATCAGAACAATAAAACTGGAGATACATGGGATTTAGCTACTGTGTCTGAAAAGGTCGAATTCAAGACAACTAGAAAAGGGTCGGCTTGGAGCGTGGAGATTACCTTGTACAACTCTACAAAAGTAGCCTTTGAATACGGTTCTCCGCTCGCTTTTAAGCTAGATGATAAAGAGGTGTTCTTTGGTTATTTGACGAAAATCAAGTACGAAAAAGATACTAAAACAACCTTGACCTTCCACGACCAGATAAAATACTTACTACGCAATATCAACTTTGTTGCTAAGGACAAAAACGTCAATCAAATCGTCTCGGCAATCGCAGGAGATTTTGATTTGAAGATTGGGGAACTAAAAGCCCCAGCCGTGACCTTATCCCCTCAGTTGAAGGAAGATAAGAAAGCTCTGGATATTATCCAAGAAGCCATGGACGAGACCTTGGTACAAAGTGGAGAGTTGCTGGTCTTGTATGACAAGTTCGGCGAGTTGACGCTAACAACTCCAAAAAACCTACCAATCCAGTACATTATCGGAAATGAATCCTTTATGTCTAGCTTTGAGTTTGAAGGTTCGATTGAAGATAGCGCTAATATTGTCCGCTTGATCCAAGAGAACAAAGAAACCAAAAAGAGAGAGGTCTACATCTATCAGGACAGCTACAACATCGGCGCTTGGGGAAAACTTCAGTATATGAAAAAAGTGGATGAGAAAGCGACTGAGGGGCAAATAAAGCAATGGGGTGAAATGCTCTTGAAGATGAAAAACCGTCCTAAAGAAACTTTCAGTCTAAAAGCCGATATTGGAAGTATTGACTTTTTAGCAGGTCATGCAGTCTATGTGGATGTTAAGGATATTGAAAAGAAGGGGTGGTATGTCATTGAAGAGGCGACTCATTCCTTCAGTGCAGAAAAGCACACGATGGAAATTAAATTATTCATGGCAGGAAGTGAGTAGATGGAAGTAATAGAAAATCTAAAGAAATTGATTAGTAATTTCATTGAAAATCGCCAGTTCGCAAAGATAACGACTGGTGTAGTTTTATCGGTTTCTCCACTCAAAATCCAATTGACCAATGAGTTGATTTTAGATGATTCCATGCTTGCTGTCACATGGACCGATGAAGCATTGGATCCTGAATACGTTGGGCAAACCCTTCATCTCATCAGACAAGATGGTGGAGGGTTTTATTATGTCTTGTACAAGAAGATATTCCACTACAAGCGCAAAGTGAAAGGGGGTTCTGATGAATGAGTACTCCTAAAACAAACTTTTTAAACATCGCTAAAAATGTTGTCGAAGCTAAGAAACAGCCTAGCTTAACACTAGATGAAACCAATATCTTGCTGGAAACAGATGGTATTCATGCTTTGAAGCAATCCATCAGACGCATGCTGACGACTGAACGGTTTATCTATACGATTTATGATCATCGATACGGTGTAGAGTTAGATGCTCTATTTGGTGGGGATATGGATTATGCCCAGATGGATATTGCACGACGCATAAAAGAAGCCTTATATGAAGACGACAGGATTCATGAGGCTCATTCTTTTTCTACTAAGGTAAAGAAAGATGAGTTTTATGTGCAGTTCATGGTTGATAGTGATTTTGGAACATTTGAGATGGATTTGGAGGTGAAACGATGATAAAGGTAAAAACATATCCAGAAATTTTAGAGGATATGCTGGCCTTGTTCGATGATAAGTATGACAAAAGACAAGGGTCTGTCTTGTACAATCTAGTTGCGCCTGCAGCTCGAGAAGTTGCTATTCAGTATACGATCTTAAAATCGTATGAGGAAGTCAACTTTTTAGATACAAGTACAGGAATCTTCCTAACTCGATTATGTAGGCAGTTCGGAGTTGAACGCCTACCAGCCACGGCATCAGTCCGACTGGTTCAATTCAAGCAGGAAATACCACTCGGGACTCGTTTTAGTGTGGTTAATAGTGAATATAATTTCCGTGTCTTAGAACGTCGCTCTGGATTTGAGTATAGTGTAGTAGCTGAACAAGTCGGAAATGCACCTAACTATGTAAGAGGGCAACTCATTAACATTGATGTCTTGAACGACTTTAAAGGAGCGGAAATCGGCTCTGTTATCGTCGTAGGTGAAGACGAAGAGACGGACAAACAACTCCGTAAACGCACCATCGAGTACTTGAAAACACCGACCTTAAACGGGAACATCGCCCAATACAAGAAGTGGGCCAGTGAGTTCGTTGGTGTTGGTTCAGCACTTATTGAACCGCTTTGGAAAGGACCTAATACAGTTCGTGTATCGATTACAGACGCTGACGGTAATGAAGCTAGTTCGGAACTTGTAAACAAGTTCAAGAATTACTTGGATCCTGAACCAAGTGGCCATGGATTAGGCGTGGCTCCAATCGGAGCTTATGTGACAGTTCAGTCTGTAAGTGGCTACAATGTTCGTATTGCTGCAACTATCAAGATTGATGAAGATGTAGATATTGAAACAATCAAGAACGAAGCTAAAACTCAACTTATCAAATACTTACGTGAAGAAGCATTTGAAGAAAAAGAGGTTCGGAACTATAAAGTTGCCACAATCATTGACAGGATTAATGGGGTTCGAGATGTGGACCGTATTTTATTGAATGATAGGGAACAAAGTATCGAATTATCAAATACTATGCTTCCTAAATTAACGGAGGTAACTATCAATGTCGCACGTTAGATATCGTATGTTATCGGCTTTACCAGAGGTCTTAGATCCAACAATCAATGATTTGTTTGAAGCTGAGATTCCAGAGTTGGAATTGATTACAGACTTAATCTTTGATACCAGACGGTTGATGCTGCTGCCAGAAGCGACAGAAGACTGGCTTGCAAGATGGGAAAAGGCCCTTCAGGTAAAACCGAAAACGACCGACTTGGAAGAACGAAGGCGTTATCTAATCACTTTAATTTCTTCCAAAATCAAAATTAACTCAGTGAGCTTACAAAAAATTACAAAGAGCTTTACGAATGTCAATAACTTAGTAACGGTCAAGGATTCAGCGGTACATATCCGATTTTTAGGAGAACTACCGACTGGATACTTGAACCGTTTTTTAAAGTATGTGCGTGAATTGATTCCTGCTCATCTAGGAATCCAATTCTCAGTTGAAGCGCCAATGATAAATAAAATTTATATTAGTGGACACACGCTTTTAGATGTTCGTACAGTTCGATTCAAGTAAAAGAAAGGAGCGATTAGATGGGATATTTTATCCAGCCGATATTGACCGATAAAGCAAGTAGCGAAACAGCTCTAGCTATTCAAAATAGAGAGCCGTTAGTGTTTACTCGTATTGCTTTGGGAAGCGGTCGGCATCGGACAGACGCTGGTAAGAAAAACGATGTAGCTCAAGTAGTTCATTCTCTGCAAGTTGCACAATCTGTATCAACTGAAACAGCAGATACAATTCGTATCGTGGCACGATTGGATAATTCACGTATCGAGCGTGAAATGATTGTGAACGAAATTGGTGTTTTTGCAAAACGTGGAAATCATGAAGAATTCATGTACATGTATACTTGGGCAGAGCAAGGGGATGTTATTCCTCCTAAAACATCTGCTTATGTATATCGAGATTATGATTTCAATACGACTATTAGCAAGAATAGTCAGATTACCATTCAATACAATGCTAATAATTTGGTCTATGCCTCTATTTCTGAGTTGAAATCAACAGAAACTAAGTTGCAAAATAACATTGACAATCATAGTAGAGATACATCACGACATGTATCGGTTGAGGAACGTACAAAATGGAACGGGAAAGCTGAGGCAACCCATCGTCACAAGGTTGCAGACATCGACGGTCTTGAAGCTATCATCGGTAATCAAACAACAAACAAAGCGAATCAATCAGACCTAACTGGTCACATCAGCAACAGGAATAATCCTCACGGTGTTACCAAAGAGCAAGTGGGGCTAGGGAATGTTACGAATGTTGAGCAAGCAAGTAAGTCTGATTTTCAACATCACTTAGACAATCATAATAACCCTCATGGCGTGACCAAGACTCAGGTAGGATTGGGAAACGTGATAAACGTGGAGCAGGCTAGTAAGCAGGAGTTCAACGCTCACACTACTAATCGAAAGAATCCGCATAATGTGACGAAAGAGCAAGTCGGTCTAGCAAATGTGACGAACGTGGAACAAGCCAGCAAGACCGATTTTGACGCTCACGCAAGAGATACGACTAAACACATTACTCAACAGGAGAGAACCTCTTGGAATGGTAAGGCAGATGGTCGTGCGTTGACAGACCACACAGGGAATCGTAATAACCCTCACGGTGTTACAAAGGCACAGGTTGGTCTAGGGAATGTAGTCAACGTTGAACAAGCGAGTAAGAGCGAGTTTAATTCTCATTCGCAAAATTCGACTATTCACGTATCAAGCGTGGATAAGAACAGATGGAATAATGCTCAACTAACCAAGCTGACAAATGACAATGGCAGTGCTAAGACCGCTACAGGAAACTGGGATAGCTATGTGGAATCGGGCATGTATACAGGAGCAGGACTGACGAATTCACCAAAGGGTTCACGTTCTCCGCTCTATGTGACTGTAACCAAAATCGACGGCCAGAACGTCATGCAGCAGGCAGTAGACAACGCAAATACATTTACTGCGGTCAGAACAAAGGTCAATGGTGTTTGGGGAAGCTGGCAGGTGTTGCCCAGGCTGGATATGAGAGTCATTCCTTTGGAATTTGAGAGTGGTGTAAGACCATCTAGGTTCGCTCTTGAAGGCGATAATAAAATTTATGTCATTGGTAATGTCGTAATTTTGAAATATGCAATTGACGGAAATTCGCTAGAAAATGCTCCAAATAATAATTCGATGTACGACAAAAAAATCTTTAGAATCCCCACATCTCTTTTGCCTGCGAAGCGTGGTGGCGAAACAGAATCGTTGCCAGCGCTTTATGGTAAATCCGACATGGTTGTATCTCAATACAAAAACAATTCTCCTGCAGGTTCATTCTTTGCTTCAGAAGTGTTTTTTAATCACAAAGATGGCTTGTGTCATACAACACCACCGATACCTCCGTACCAGAATTACTGCAATATTTTTATGTGGATAAAAAAATAAATTATAGAAAGAAGTAAATAACATGGAATTTTTAGTAGAAAACAAACTTTTTCGAGTTGACAAAACAGTAGTAACTATCCGTAAGGAACAACCTTTCACGTATTATACTCGTGAACTTGACGGAGACCACCAAGGCGACTCTGATGAGAAAATCATCCAAGCAGTTCTGGAGCAAGTCCGTGCAGAACTTGACCCTACATCTGCTATTGTACAAGCTCAAGCGAAACTGCAAGAAACACAAGCTGAATTGGAGCAGGCTAAACAGAAACTGGCTGAGACAGAGCAGAAAGCGACTCAAACAGAAGCGAAGCAGAATGATCTTGAAGCACTTGCAAATCGCATTAATAAGGTTGTACGAGTGATGGCTCAAGATTCAATTATGGGTGAAAAAGTATCTTATGGTACGACCTACAAAGAGATGGTTGAGCTATTCCCTCTTGCTGAAGTCGGTAAAGTTTACGAGCCTGGTGCAATCTTTGCGGTTGAAGACCCTGGTCATGTCGAAGTTAATGGAGAAGGTAAACGCATCCTGATTCAAACTAATCAGTCCTTTACTTATCAAGGAGAAACCCTTGCTCAACTCGAAGGGACACCTTACCAGAATGGCGTACTAGCGACTTGGAAGTTTAGTGTACCGAAAGCACCGAATGAGCCTACTGTCGCTCCAGCAGCTGCAGTTTCTACAACAGCTACCGTAACTCCTGCAGTTTCAGACCCTGCTGCTACAACAGTTGCGCCTAACCAATAACGGGGGTAACTATGGACGTCTTACAACAGATAGAACATTTCTTCATGAACGTGCTACCATCGGCTTCACCAATTATCATCGCTTGGCTTAGCTACAAATTGCCGAAAAAAGCTAAAGAAGAGACGGAGAAAATCGTCTCGGAACTAACCGATGTTAAGAAACAGATTAAAGATGTCCAGACTACCGCTAAAGATAGCAATTCCAAAATCGACGAAGTGCAAGAAAAATTAAAAATTCACGATGAGGCGCATCTAAATACCATGAAGTTGCGCCTTGACCGTGATATGCGACGGGCTATTAACAGAGGATATACCTCTAGAGATGAATTCTCGCTAGTAGAAAGCATGCACAAAAGCTATAAAACTCTAGGAGGTAATGGATACATAGATCGTTTATACTGCGATTTTGAGAAATTGGATATTACGACAGATATCTTAATTGATGATTAGATAGAAAGAGGTTCAGAATGGGTTGTAACAACCGCAGAGTTAATACAACCAATTTGGCTCGAATTGATGGTGGCGACCTTATTAAGCAAGGGGATTTGTCTTCTACTTTTGGATTTGAGTTGTTAGACGAGAATTACCATGTTATGACCTTATTTGAGGGTCAAGATGCGGTTGTTACTCTAACAAAGGGACAACGTCGGTGGAAGACAACTGCTCCCGTCACTAGCCATTCTGTCAATTTTAATTTAGATAGTATTCTACCAAGCGGAAAATACCGAGTGGAAATCTCGGTTGGGGGATATATCTTCCCGAGCGACAGAAATACTTATATTGAAATTGAAGACTCAGATAAAGAATTGGTTACGGAAGATGTCTATACTTTGAAGGAGTTGGATATCGCTGAAGAAGTAAAAAAACAACTTAGCACAGGTGGAGCATGTCAGGAAATCCCTGACTTGCTCTTTTATTATAATTTAGGAAAGGTTTAATAACATGGACACAACAAAATTAACAGCATTCGCACAAGCGGTCGGAGCAGATATCAAGGAAGTGAAGCAAAGCGTCAGCACTAAAGTAGAGACTTCGGCAATGACGCAAGCTATTTCTCAGGCAGTCACTCAAGCTAAATCAGAAGTTAAAGCTGAAATTTTGGGCGAGTCAGTGCCTGAAAATCTTGATACATTGAAAGAGATTGCGGAAAAAATCACGAACATGGATCAAGATGCAAACGGCGCACTTCTCGGCAAAGTAACAGAAGTTAGCGGACGTGTAGATGAAATTGCCAATCTTGATTTAGTAGCAACTTATAACCAAGCGAAAGCGTGATTGATATGCATAACCTTGAAAATCTAGCAACGGAAATCGGTAAGGATATCAAGGATATCAAGACACGTTACGCAACTAAAGAAGAACTTCATGAGGCAACTGAGATAGATTATTCTCAGATTGTCACGCATGAAGAACTTGAAGAGAAGCATTATCTGACAGAACATCAATCTCTTGAAGGGTACGCTAAGAAATCGGAATTACCTATTCCGTATGACGATTCTATAATCAAGCAACGATTGACTGTTTTAGAGAGTCGTCCAGATAACAATACACCAACATATCGCATTGCCAAAGGTGATATTTCCGGAGGCGGTGTTGGTGTTAATAGGACAATAACACCAGACGCTATCATGAACCCTGACGGTATTAAAGTCGGAGATATTATTGAAGATTACTGGAGTGGTACTACTCGTACGAACCAAGGTTTTTGGAAAGTGACTGCTGTTAGTGGTACTAGCATTTCTGTCCAAGGAATTGGTGAGAGAACACTGCCTACCAATTACAACGATAGCGAATTAAAACAAAGGATTTTAACGTTAGAGAGTCGTCCAAACTCAGGAAGTGGTGGTCTGGATACTGAAGAAATAGCGACTTATAGCAATACAGTCATCTATATCCCTAACGGGAATATCGTGTACAACAAATCTTTAAAAAAGTTATCTTTCCCAAAATGTAATGTGAAAGTCGGAAAGTCTAATTATTGGTGTGATGCTCAAGAGGTCTCTATTAACGGTAGCGCAGGATTTATCGTGTTTAACAAGGCTCAAAAACGAATTGTCGGGGGCGAGGTTAACACGACCAACGATGTATTGCTTGGTTATTACGACAACAACGCAGGTAATTACTACATCAATACTTTTAGTAAAACGACAAAGACCAAAAAAATTGCTTGTTTGGGTGATTCGATTACTGAAGGTGTTAACGCTGGAGGTTGGCAATGGCACCGCTACATTGATAGCTGGTGTAAAAGCAACGGTATTAATAGTATCGTCACAAATTTGGGGATTGGTGGGACATCTGTCTGTACTTCAAGTTATGTGACAGATAGATTGAAGCCGTTTGTAAACAGACTCGATACAATACCAGCTGATGCGGACATTGTAGTTATCTTTGGAGGAACGAATGACTGGGGGAACAATGCTACGCTCGGAACCATTGAAGATACAGGCACAGAAACGTTTTACGGTGCTTACAAGCACATTTTAGAGTGGTTGGCAATCAATCGTCCAAATGCGAAAGTGATGACAATGACACCTCTGAAACGATATTTTAGAGGTGGTGGTACGACATGGGTGAACGCTCAGACAACTCCAAATAACAAAGGGAATGTTTTGCCAGACTATGTTCGAGCGGTAAAAGAAGTATCTGAAATGTACGCTATCCCTTGCGTTGATCTGCATAATGAGTCAGGTTTAAATCCTGTCTTAGAGAGTGTCAGAAATCGTTTCATTGGAGACGGTCTACATCCTACCGCAGAAGGAAATAAGAAGATGTATCCGGTCATTTTGGACAAGATGCGTCCATTCTTAGAATATGATTAGAGAGGAAAATAATATGATTAACTGGAAATTACGACTAGAAAATAAATTCTTTTGGCTAACTGCAATCCCAGCCTTCTTGCTTGTCTTGCAAGCTGGTGCAGCAGTCTTTGGATATCATCTGGATTTGGGTGATATCGGCAACAAGCTGATTCTGCTTGTCAATGCGGTATTCGTGTTCTTGACTGCAATCGGTTTGGTCAACGACCCAACGACTAGCGGAATTACAGACAGCACACGAGCACTAGAATACAAGAAACCAAGTGAGGAGTAAGTATGTCTAAAAAACAGGAAATGATTCAATTCTTCATCGACAAGGCCAATTCTGGCGATGGAGTTGATAATGATGGAGCTTATGGCTTCCAGTGTGCCGACGTGCCTTGTTACGGGCTTAGTCATTGGTACGGTGTGACCCTTTGGGGCAACGCTTATGACTTGCTTGAATCGGCACGTTCTCAAGGCCTGAAAGTCGTGTATGACGCTGACTATCCAAAAGCTGGTTGGTTCTTCGTAAAATCATACGTGGCTGGTGACGGTGTCAACTACGGGCATACAGGGCTGGTCTATGAGGACTCTGACGGATATACCATCAAGACGATTGAGCAGAACATCGATGGCAACTGGGACTATTTAGAAGTAGGTGGCCCTTGTCGATACAATGAGCGTTCTGTCGATGAAATCGTTGGGTATATCGTACCGCCTGAAGAGGTTGAAACAGGCTGGCAACAGAACCAATATGGTTGGTGGTGGGTTCGTGAAGACGGCTCATACCCAACTGACAAATGGGAGAAGATCAATGATGTTTGGTACTATTTTGATGACAAAGGTTTCATGAAGCGTAGTACCTGGTTGAACTACAAGGACGCTTGGTACTGGTTCACTGCTTCAGGATCTATGGCCACTGGTTGGGCTCGTATCAACAATGCTTGGTATTACTTTGATGAAGATGGCAAGATGGTTACTGGCTGGATTAAGCATAAGCAGACTTGGTACTACCTCGACCGTAAGAATGGCAACATGGTATCAAATGCTTTCGTACAGTCAGCGGACGGAACAGGCTGGTATTACATTAAACCAGATGGAACACTGGCAGACAAGCCAGAATTCACAGTAGAGCCAGAAGGCTTGATTACAATTAAATAAATAGAAAGGAAACTTTTCTAAAATGTATTTCTACCCCACAGGACTCGTTCTTGTGGGGATTTTTTCGTTAAAAAGAGCAAGAAACATTGACTTTTTTAAAGAAAGATGTCATAATCAAGTTAATTCAAAAAAATATTATGGAGCGAGTAGGAGGAATTTGGTATGTTAAAAAATACAAAACAACCTCAATACTTTAAGTCTTTTTTACTTGGTATGACAGCAATTGTATTGCCTGTTTTTAGCTTTAACCAGAGCATTTCAAAAGTAAAAGCTGATACAGTCCCAGACTGGAAGAAAGTCAAAAGTGATTACAAGAAATCAACGATGGGCATTCAGAAAGAGGTAATGAAATTTGGATACCGAGAATAAAGATTTGATTGAAGTCAATAATATTGTTGATGAAGTCGAGCGCTTACCACATGAACAGCGTCAAGTAGTTCTGCAGAAGTTGGAAATCTATCAAGGTGATCTACCACATCCAGATATCCTCAAAGGGTATCAAGAGCTATATCCTGATGCTGCACAAAAGATTATTGATAATGGTATTGCAGAAAGCCAACATCGTAGAGAGATGGAAGATAAATACTTATCAGGGAATATCTCTTCTCATAAATTGGGACAGTTATTCGGCTTTTTAATCGCCCTCGTTGTTATTATCGGTGGAATTTACTTAATAGCGACAGATAAACAAGTTGCAGGTAGTGTTTTAACTGGAACTACTGCACTAGGGCTAATTGGTTTGTTTACAGGGAATAATCAAAATAAAAACAAAGACAAAGAATAGGTCTTTCACCGCAGGCTCAGGCTTGCGGTTTTTTTGTTTGACAAAATTCAAAAAATGTGCAAAAATAAGTAGAATTGAAAACAGGAAAAATCTACCTCCTTTCGATTCGCCCAGCCTTTTCTTGAGGCAATGAGGGGGCGGAGAGACGCGCTCGTCAACAGAAGTATCTCATTGGAAATGTTGCTCACTTTTTAGTGAGCTTTTTATCTAAGGAATAGGAATGAAAAGTAAGAAGTTAAAATTAGGTCAAATTGATTTAGAAATGTGCAAGGATTACGACCTTATTCAAGCGATGGATTATGACTTTAAGACAAAGGAAGTAATGAATAAAGGAAGGGGATTTGCGGTAACTGTTGTCAAAATACAGGGGCTAACTTTCTTGATTCCATTTAGAAGTTACATCCCTAAAAAGTATCAGTTGAAGTATAAGCTTAGAAATTCGGCAAAAGAAGGATATGTTGAAGGATTAGATATTGGTAAAACATTGATTTTAGAAGATGAAAGTTATTTGTTGAATACAACTTTCCGCCTTCGGAAAATCGAAGATTATTATAAAGTAATGGACAATGATAGAGCTATTATTAATAAGTTGGTAAAAGCTATTATAGACTATAATCACGCTTTGGAAGCAAATGATAGAAATAAACTTGAAGATCCTAAACGCTTTAAATTCTCAACATTCCAGAATTATTCTACTAGATTAAAAGTAATTACAGAAAAAGACTATTTAGAATAGATGATGTTTCCGCAGGCCGCTTGGCTTGCGTTTTTTTGTTTGCTTAAAAATGGATTTAAAATCCAAGAAATGTAAATCGAATAAACGCATTTCAAATCCGTAAAATCATTTGCTTGGGGGAGTAGTGGTTTTGTCAAAAATATGTATCTAAGTCTAACTTATCATGATTGGACGTTTAACGTCTACACCAGAATTGCACAAAACCAACAATGACAAGTCGGTAGCGCGAGCAACTATCGCTGTGAACCGTCGTTACAAAGACCAAAACGGGGAACGCGAAGCCGATTTTGTTAATATGGTCCTATGGGGCAGACTAGCAGAAAGCTTGGCCAGCTACGCAACTAAAGGTAGTCTTATCTCTGTGGATGGAGAATTGCGTACTCGTCGCTTTGAGAAAAATGGCCAGATGAACTACGTGACCGAAGTTCTTGCCACAGGATTCCAACTCTTGGAAAGTCGTGCTCAACGTGCCATGCGTGAAAATAATGCAGGACAGGATTTGGCAGATTTGGTTTTGGAAGAGGAGGAATTGCCATTTTAAACATTAAAAAGTCTGAGTTGGTCTCAGGCTTTTTATCTTGAGAAAGTCAGACTTTTTTCTTGACTATTTCTGACCAAGTGATACAATAGAACTATAAATTAGCACTCAGATATAAAGAGTGCTAATAATATGTAGTTCATCATGGAGGAAAACAGATGTTGAAACCATTAGGGGACCGTGTGGTCTTAAAAGTAGAAGAAAAAGAACAAACTGTTGGAGGTTTTGTCCTTGCAGGCTCAGCCCAAGAAAAAACAAAAACAGCCCAAGTTGTAGCTACTGGACAAGGTGTTCGTACCTTGAACGGTGACTTGGTAGCTCCAAGTGTTAAAGCTGGAGATCGTGTCTTAGTTGAAGCCCACGCAGGTATTGATGTCAAAGACGGCGATGAAAAGTACATCATCGTAGGCGAAGCTAATATCTTGGCTATCATTGAAGAATAGAAGGAGAAAGTAAGTATGTCAAAAGAAATTAAATTTTCATCAGATGCCCGTTCAGC